ACGCTCAACCTCAGCGTCAACGACGTCGGCGGCACCACCATCAACGGCACGGCGCTGATCCCGTTCATTCGCGCCGGCGGCCTGGCAGGCGCCACCATGCAGATGGACCGCGCCTTCTTCGACGGGCAGGCCAGCACGCCCACCGGCGCGCTGCTGATGTTCACCGGCCGCGTGGCGGACATCGAATGCGACCGCTACGAGGCGCGCATCACCGTCAAGTCCAGCCTGGAACTGCTGGACGTGATGCTGCCGCGCGACGTCTACCAGGCCGGCTGCCTCAACACCCTGTTCGACACCTCTTGCGGCCTGGCGCGCGCCACCTATGCCGTCACCGGCACGGCTGGCGGTGCCACGGACAGCCGCAAGCTGACCTTCCCGCACAGCCTGTCGCAGGCCACGGGCTACTTCGACCTGGGCGTCATCAAGTTCACGTCCGGGCTCAACACCGGCATCAGCCGCACGGTCAAGGTCCACACCCACGGCTCCCCGGGTGGCATCACGGTGCTGCAACCGTGGCCGTTCGCGGTTGCGTCCAGCGACGCATTCACCATCCTGCCGGGCTGTGACAAGAGCCGCGCCACCTGCATCAGCAAGTTCGGCAACCTCGCGCACTTCCGCGGCATGCCCTTCATCCCCATCCCGGAGACGGTGACGTGACGCCGCGGCAAGCCGTGGCCGCCGAGGCCATGACGTGGCTGGGCACGCCCTACCACCCGCACGCCCGCGTCAAGGGCGGCGGCGTGGACTGCGCCATGCTGCTGGCCGAGGTCTTCGAGCGCGCCGGCGTCGTGCCGCACGTGGACCCCGGCTTCTACGCCATCGACTGGCACCTGCACCGCAGCGAGGAACTCTTCCTGGACTGGCTGCAGCGCGCCGGCGCGCGCGAGATCGCGCAGCCCCGCCTGGGCGACGTGTGCGTCTACCGCTTCGGCCGCACCTACAGCCACGGCGCCATCGTGGTCAGTGATGACGGGCTGCTGATCCATGCCCTGCGCGACAGCGGCCGCGTGGCGCTGGGCCGCGAGACCGAGGCGCCGCTGGCCGGCCGCCCGCGCCTTGCCTTCAGCTTGTGGAGCGACGCATGAGCGGCCAGACCATCAGCACCAGCGAGACGCGCATCGAGGCGCTCACGCTGCAAAGCAGTTCCTACGGCGTCGTCATCCCCAAGGTCTACGGCGTGTGCCGCATCCCCGGCAATCTGCTGTGGTACGGGGGGTTCAAGGCCGTCCCGCACACCACCACGCAGGGCGGCAAGGGCGGCGGCGTCAAGACGCAGAGCACCTCTTACACCTACACCGCCAGCGTGCTGATGGGCCTGTGCCGCGGGCCCATCCTCAATGTGCGCACCGTCTGGCGCGGCAAGAACAAATTCAGCACCGGCTACTTTCCGGGCCAGGTGCAGACCGCCACGGACGTCTGCACCGTCTCCGGCGGCCTGCAGTACACGGTGGCGAATGCCAGCGGGTTCCTGCAGGTGCAGTCGGTGCGCTACACCTACTACGACCAGGTGACGTCGGGCGTCATCGCGCGCCAGGCCACCATGGCCAATGGCCGCGACTACACGGTGTCCGCGGCCGGCGTGCTGACCTTCGCCGCGCAGTTCGCCGGCAAGTCGGTGAGCATCGAATACCAGTACGCCACCGGCTCCCCCACGGCGCCACCGCTCGGGCTGACCCTGGCGGCCGGCAATATCGGCCAGGCCACCTGGTCCCCGCTGACCACGTTCACGCCCACGGGCGGCGCGGCCGGCGACAACGCGGTGGGCTACAGCGGGCTGGCCTACGTGGCCGCCGCCGACTACGACCTGGGCAGCGGTGCCCAGATCGAGAACCATACTTTCGAGGTGCAGGGGGCCATGGCCTACCACCTGGGCAGCAGCGTGCCGGACGTCGACCCCACCAAGGTGCTGCTGGACCTGCTGTGCGACTCCACGGCCGGCGCCTCATTCCCGCCGACGATGCTGGACATCTGGGCCGACTGGAGCAGCTTCTGCCTGGCGAATGGCCTGCTGGTGAGCCCGGCGCTGACCGAGCAGCAACGCGCCTCGGACATCGTGGCCACCATGGCCAGGCTGACCAACACCGGCCCCGTGTGGAGCGCCGGCCGGCTGCTGATGGTGCCCTACAGCGACGACGCGGCCAGCGGCAACGGCGCCACCTTCACGCCCAGCCTGGCACCGGTCTATGACCTGGACGATGACTGCTGGCTGTCCAGCGGCAGCGACGCCCCGCTGCGGGCCAAGTCCAAGACGCCGGCCGACCGCTACAACCACGTGCGCGTGGAGTACCTGGACCGCGACAACCAGTACAACCCCACCATCGCCGAAGCCAAGGACCAGGCGGACATCGACGCGTTCGGCCTGCGCTCCATGGAGATCGTCAGCGCGCACTGGGTGTGCACCGTGGCCGCCGCCCGCCAGGTGGCCCAGCTGCTGGTGCAGCGCAGCCTGAACGTCGTCAGCGAGTACTACGCCACGCTGCCGTGGCATTTCGCGCTGCTCGAGCCCATGGACCTGGTCACGCTCACCGACACCGCGCTCGGCTTGTCGCGGCAGCTCGTGCGCATCACCACCATCGAGGAATCCGAGAACGGCGACCTGGCCATGACCTTCGAGGACGCCTCGGCCGCGGCGGCTGCGGCCGTCTATGCGGCGCAGGCCCCGGCGGGCTACCAGGCCGACTACAACGCCAGCCCGGGCAATGCCGACACGCCCGTCATCTTCGAGGCGCCGGCAGACTGGAGCAGCACCGGCGTCATGCTGCTGGTGGCCGCGCGCGGCACCACCGCGATGTGGGGCGGCTGCCAGGTGTGGGTGAGCCTGGACGGCAGCAACTACCGCAAGATCGGCACCGTGTACGGCGGCGCGCGCTATGGCACGCTCAGCGCCGGGGCCAGCGGCGGCGCCAGCACCATCGCCGTGCAGGGCCTGGGCACGCAGCAACTGCTGTCGGGCAGCGCGGCGGATGCCGCCAAGCTGTCGACCCTATGCTACGTCGGCGGCTCGAACCCGGAGTACCTGGCCTACTGGACGGCCACCTACACCGGCAGCTCCGGCGCCAATGCCTACACCCTGGGCGGCCTGGTGCACGCCGCCTACGGCACCGCGGCCGGCGCGCACAGCAGCGGCGACACATTCGTGCGCGTGGACAGCGACGTGGCGCGCAGCGACGAGCTGGACGTGGCCTATGTCGGCCAGACCGTCTACGTCAAGCTGCTGAGTTTCAACCTCACCGGCGGCGGCCAGCAGGGCCTGGCCGACGTGTCGCCCTACACCTACACCGTCACCGGGGCGATGGCGGCATTGCGCCCCGGCGTCAGCGGCAAGGGGCTCACGCTGCTGGCCGACTCGATCATCTTCACCTACCCGTCCGGCGGCGGCGTCAGCCCGTCGTCGATCACGCTCACCGCGCTGCGCAAGGGGCTGCTGAGCGGCACCGTCACGTGGGCGGTCGTGGCCGGCACCGTCACGCTCGCCGGCTCGGGGGACACGCGCAGCATCGCGCCGGCGTCTATGACCACCACCACCGCCACCATCAGCGCCACCATCACCGACGCGGTGGGCACCTACACCGACTACGTGACCATCACCAAGGTGGTCGACGGCGCGGCCGGCCTGCAGACCGCGACGGTGATGATCTACAAGCGCGCTGCGTCGGCGCCCGCCCTGCCGTCGGCCACGGCCACCTACACCTTTGCCACCAGTGCGCTGACCGGCCTGAACAACGGCTGGACCACCTCGGTGCCGGCGGCCGACGGCAACCCCCTGTATGCGTCCGCCGCCACCGCCAGCGCCACGGGCGCCACCGACACCATCGCGGCCGGGGAATGGGCGTCCGCCGTCATCCTGGCGCAGGATGGGGCGGCCGGCGGCACCGCCGCCAGCGTCTTCATCTACCAGCGCGCCGCCTCGACGCCATCCCTTCCGTCGGCCACGGCCACCTACACCTTCGCCACCGGCGCGCTGACGGGGCTGAACAACGGCTGGGCCGCCACCGTGCCATCGGGCAGCGACCCGTGCTACGTGTCGACGGCCACGGCGTTCTCTGCAGGCGCCACAGACACCATCGCCGCCGGCGAGTGGGCCGCCGCAACCGTGCTGGTGCAGGACGGTGCGGTGGGGCCGCCAGCGGCCGTGCTGAGCCTGTCCGCCGACAGCGTGACACTGGTGGCGGACTCAACCGGGTTCGTGGCCAGTTTCACGGGCGCGGCGGCGACGGCGTCGGTGATCCTGGGCGGCACCACGGACGACACGGCCAACTGGACGATCGGCGCCACCGACAGCTCGGGCGTCACCAGCTCGCTGTCCGGCACCACCGTCAACATCGTGGCCATGTCGGCCGACACGGGCTACGTCACCGTCACCGCCAGCCGCACTGGCTACGTCACGCTCAGCAAGCGCCTCACCGTCAACAAGGTGCGCGGCGCCGGTACCACCAGCGGCCCGGTCAGCGGCGGCTACTACGCATCGGACGTGGCGCGCAGCGTTGCCTCGCATGCCGGCGTGCGGTTCGAGACCGACGGCACCGTCATGGCCAAGGATTCCGGCGGCACCTACATCACGATCGGCAACTGGTACGCGCCGACCACTACCGGCATCGGCGGCAGCTACTGGATGTACGTCACGCCCCGGTCCGGCGCCGACACACTGAACACGGGCACGCTCAACTCCTGGATCGACATGAGCAGCCACTTCGCATTCACCTATGACCAGACGACCGTCGGCGTGAAGTACGGGGTGTTCGACTACCTGCTGTCGCTGACCAGCGGCGGCGCGACGGTGGCCACCGGCGTCATCGAAATCAGCGTGGAGTATGCATAACCATGCCAAACCAGAAGAAGTGGCCCGCAGCGGTGAAAAGGCTCTTGGTGGCAGCGCTGGTGGCGCTGGGGATCAGGTCTGCGCACGCGTTCGACCGCGATCCGCTGGACGTCCCGCTGCGGCAGTACGCGTTCCTGCTGGCCGTGGCGCTGCTGGGCGGGCTGGTGTCCTGGTATGCCAAGGTCCGCTCGGGCACCGTGCGCGCCTGGCACATCAGCACGCTGGTGGGCGAGCTGGCGACCAGCGCCTTTGCGGGGCTGGTGGCGTTCTGGCTGTGCACCGCAGCCACCGTGCCGCCGATGGTGACCGCCGCGCTGGTGGGCGTGGCCGGGCACATGGGCACGCGCGCCATCGTGCTGCTGGAGCACTGGGCAGAGCGCCGGTTTGGCGGCCGGGACATGGCGCCTGAGCAGGAGCGGGGGCCATGAACGCGGCGGCCTGGGAGCACATGCACGACCGCGAAGAGGCGCAGGCCGTGGCGTGGATGGTGCGCGTCCCGGGGCGGCCCGAGGCGCGCTTCGTCAGCTTCGACCGCGGGCATGCGGAGCACTACGCGACGCGGATGCATGGGACGATTCATCCGCTCGGCGAGCTGCCGGTAAAGGCCGCTGCGGCTTCTAACGGCCCCGAAGCCGCCCCAGGCGCGCGGTCTGTGGACAACTGATCCGCGGGTTAGGCCCCAATGCCTTGCGCAGCGCATCTACGTGCTCGTCCATCAGCCCGTTCGGGTCCCATACGCCGCCGCGCACCACGGTCCACGCGATCACACAGCGTTGGGCAGCTCGGCGCCACTGCTCGACTTCGGCTTTCGCTTCGGCCAACGATTGAGCCAGCTTCGCCACATTCGCGGCTGCAGCATCGGAAACAACGGCGTCGGCCATGATGCGGCGGCGCAGTCTTGCGTTCTCTCGGTGCAGGTGCAACAGCCTCTTCTGAGCGGCTTGCGCGCTTACCTTGACCATGATGTCTCCGTCAGCCATGTGTCAACCTCCAATGCCCAGCTTGCGCTGAAGCAGTCGCGCGAACTCGTGATGCACTTCGTCTGCGTATGGGTCGGCGTTCGCCGCGTCCCACAGTTCTTCCACGTCCAGCGGGTCCAGCGGGTGCAGGGGCGTCGCGTAGTGCTCTGCCGCCTTGCTCCAGGTGTGCGCCTCGCGCTTCAGTGCCGCGTTCTCTGCCTCCAGCGCGGCCAGTCGCTCAGCGGTCAATGGAAACCACTTCTCCAGGCTGCTGTTCTCGCGCCACTGGCGGCCAATCTCGGCATCGTCCGGGCCAGCCTCGCCGTAGGCGTGCATGTTCGGGTCGTCCATCTGTCAAGTCTTCCTTGTCAGTTCGCCAAGTCGGCGGCCACCAGCACAATCGCGCGCCTCGTGGCGGCTGTCGGGTCAGCGCCCCACGGTACGTCGCGCGCGGCCACGTCGCTGTCAAACGCCAGCGCGGTCACGGTCACGCACCCCTCGGTCACCATCTGCCCGATGTCCATCTCCAGCGCCACGGCCAGCTCCAGCGCCTGGCCACTGTCGGTCAGCGGGTTCCATTGCCGAAAAGACCCCGGCCCATCGTCGCCGTGCGTCAGCAACACGTCGTCCTCCAGCCAGTAGTAAATGCCGGCCGCCCGTGCAGCTCGTTCGAGCAGTGTCTTGTCGTCCATAGTCCTTCTCGCTCCGGATACAGGGGCCTAACCCGTCGCTCGAACGGCTCTCCGGATTTCCATGTTGAAACGTCCATGATGGTTTATAGTCTGAAAACGGATTAACGTGTGGAAAGTAGACCATGATTGACCTGATGCAAGACCCCAAGCGCCCCTCCACTTTCATTGCCAACACGGGTGGCGAGACACCGGCTGAGCAGGTGCTGCGGAAGTTGGCGTGCTGGCTTGGAGCTGGTGGGTACAACGCCCCGACGGTTGATGCCGACGTGTTCCACGACAAGATCATCTGGGGCATAGGTGAGCTTGTTCAGGAGACGAACAGGCTTCAGCTTGAGGTTCATCGCTACCGAGACGCCTGGAACACCCAACGCCAGATCAACGAACTGATCAGACCCTCGTTCACGCACGAGGAGGTCATGAACGCGATGCACGAGGCAGAAGTCCCGGACGGCCCCTTCAAGCTGATGCTGATGATCATGGACACCATCCGCGCCGACCGAGCTGCGGACATGGGCGACGGTGGTTGAGCCATGCCCTCGAACGACATTGAACCAAAGGAGATGACGATGGAACGCGAGCAGGTTTGGGGCGTGGCAGTGATGGCGCCGAAGCAGAAGGAGGCCGCGCAGAAACACTGCTTCGGCGACTGCGGGAAGATCAGCATGGCAGGCGCCATCAACGACGAGGTGACCGGTGGCTTGTTCGTCTGCTGCCAGCCGACGTGCCCCTACGAAGGGACCGTGATCCCGAACTACGGCGAGACGATGAGCTTTGGTCGCCCGCACACCGTGCACCTGCGCCTGCTGGAGCCGGTTGGAGAAGGCGCATGAGCGCCAGCAACTGGCGGCAGGGAGTGTGCGAGCGGGTGTCACTGCGAATCAACCGCGGGCTGAACGGCGGCGATTGCCCTGGTGCTGGCGCACTCGGCGAGTGCCCAGCCGTGTATGAGATGAGCCACGACGATGACGATGCAGGCGCCTCGTTCACGGCGGAGGTGTACCTGGCAACCCGTGCGCAACGCTTCACGGCGGCGACGCTGGCCGAGTGGATAGAAGCCTGCGGCGGCATTGAGCCTTGCATCAGCCATGTGATTCACGATCCTTACAACGGGACGGCTGATGGGGTCTGTTGCGACGGAGCGCGCCATTGGCGGGCGGAATTCCGGGTCGAACGCGACAAGCAGCCCACGTCTGCACCAGACGTGAGCCTGAATCGACAATCGGTGAATGACCACTGACATCCTCGACCTTCACGGGTGGACCGTCCTTGCAAAGCGCCTCGAAGACCGTGAGTACGAGCTTGAAGCTGAGTACACCGTCAAGCCCACCGCCTGCCAGAAGTGCGGCGTGCTGGATCGGCTGTACCGGCACGGCACCAAGGACACCATCTACCGTGACAGCCCCATCAGGGGCCACGCAACCCGCATCCTGGCCCGCGTGCAGCGGTACAAGTGCCGGGAGTGCGGCGAGACGTTCCTGCAGCCCCTGGCGGGCATCCAGGAGGACCGCCGCATGACTGCCAGGTGCGCCGAGTACATCAAGGAGCAGTGCCTCCGCGACACCTTCACCAGCATCGCTGACCACGTTGGTTGTGACGACAAGACCGTGCGCAACCTGGCAGGCGAGTACATCGCCACGCTGGACGCCGCCTACAAGCCTTCCCTGCCGGCCTGGCTGGGCATCGACGAGACGCAGATCGACGGGAAGATGCGCTGCGTCATCACCGACATCGGCGGCCGGCGCCCCATCGAGATGCTGGCCGACCGGGACAAGGGCACCCTGACCACCTGGCTGCACCGGCACAAGGAGCGCAAGCACGTCGAGGGCGTGGCCATCGACATGTGGCGCCCGTACCGCGACGTAGCCGGCACGATCTTCCCGGGCGTGCCGGTCGTGATCGACAAGTTCCACGTCGTGCGAATGGCGAACTACTGCATGGAGCGCGTGCGCATCCGGGTGGCCAAGACCCGCACCAAGGAGGTCCGGCGCGACTGGATGCGCTCCAAGGCCATCCTGAACAAGCGCGAGTCCACCCTGACCGAGAAGCAGCGGTTCAACCTCGACATGTGGCTGGCCAACGAACCCGAGCTGGCCGACGCCTACCGGCTCAAGGAGAGCTTCTACGGCATCTACGGCATGAAGAAGCCGCAGGCTCTGGCCGCCTATGACGCCTTCAAGGGCGACGTCCCCCAGGCGCTCAAGGCCGACTTCAAGGTGCTGCTGACCGCGATGCGCAACTGGCGCCCGGAGATCACCGCCTACTTCGACCACCCGATCAGCAACGCCTACACCGAGGCACTGAATGGGGTGGCCAAGACGATCAACCGTGCTGGCCGGGGCTACAGCTTCGAGGTGCTGCGAGCGCGGCTGCTGTTCGGTTCCAAGCCCCGAATACAACCACCAAAGGAGACACCCATCATGACCCGTGGTGAACAAGCACTGCAGCGCGCCCAACTCCTCAGGGCAGGGAATGGACGGTGCCAGTCGTGCAGCGGAGCGTTTGAACCGGCCTCGCTGTTCGTCCACCTGACCCCTGCCGTGGTCCCTGGCGAACATCGAAAGCCGATGCTTCTCTGCCAGAACTGCCACAGACGATTCCACACGGATGAACTCAGCGGTCATGCCTCAGATTCCACACACTAATCCGTTGAGCCGCTCGAACGGACGGCCTACGGCCGCCGTTCAGCTCCCACGTTGGGCGGCTCGCTGTTCGCCAGTTTCAAAAGCACGGCCGCGTGGCAGGCGTCATCCTCGTATGGCCCAGGGCGCTTGCACCAGCAGGCCAGGTTCTTGCCGCGCAGCTCGGCACGGGCGGCAGCCACCAGCAGTGCGTTCTGTGGCGCGAATCCCAGGTAAATCTGCCAGGAGTGGCGGGCGTTTTTCGTCACCGTGCCGTAGGGGTTCGTCGCGCCCACCTTGAACGGGTTCCCCCACTTGGTCGTGCGATCAACCTTCACGGTGTTGGGTGGCATTTTCCAGCCCTTGGCGCGGCTTAGTTGCACGCGCTCCGGCTCCAGCCGCCCAACTGGCGCATCGAGCGGACCCTCAACGGCCCCGGTGTCCTGTTCCATCTTCAACCTCCTGCGCGGGCCGTTGGGGTCCGCTCATGCTTATCGTTAGGTTTCACAACAGCCCCTCTTGCACAGGCTGTCTTGGTTCTTCAGGCGGCAGTAGCGTGCCCTGGGCCTGGGCGCGGGCTATGCGCTCGCAGGCGGCATCGAAGTAGCCGCGCTCGCGCTCAATGCCAGTGAACGCCAGCCCGAGCTGTACGCACGCCACGCCAGTGCTACCGCTGCCCATGAACGGGTCCAGCACCGTCGCGGGCCTGCCGGCTTGGTCCAGGCACCACGCCATCAACGGCACCGGCTTCTGCGTCGGGTGGTAGTGCTTCCCTTCGGTCGCCAGTTGCCCGTGGCTGTAGTCGAAAACGCGGTTCGGCTTGTCCAAGTTTGTCCAGGCGTGCTCGGCTTCGCTGCTGCTCCAGTTGCGCAGGATCTTGTTCCACGACAACCAGCACCGCGAAGGCTGCAACAGGTAGAACTGTCCTCCCCACACCACGGCATGTTCGGCTTTTGTCAGCGCCAGTTCCACGCCGTCGGCCACTATGGCGCGGTCCCACTCCGGGGCGCCGCCGTAGTAGTGCTTCCCCCAGCCGCTTTTGCCAGGCCGGTGCAGGTGCTCATACACGCCATAGGGCGGGTCTGTCACCACTGCAGCAAAACGCGGCAGCAGCGGCAGCACCTCGCGGCAGTCGCCGTGCCACAGTTCCGCGTTGCCGATCACCACTTTCTCTGCCATCATCACCTTTCGTTGCGCCGAGTGAAACCTAACCTGTCCATCAAGCGGACCAGCCTTCGGCCGGCCGCTTATGTCCAACGTTGTGCCGCTCGCGCACTGCCACCGCCGTCACTTCGGCCCAGTCGGCGGTCAAGGCGGCGAGCATTTCGGTCAGCTCTTCGCGCGTGATGGTGACCATCACAAACGACTCGCCAGGGTGGCCGCCCGACTCATCGCCGCGCACGTCTGCTGGCCGAACAAGAAGTTGCACTGCGTTCGTCATCGTCACGCCGTCTTTGCATTCCCAAAGGCACATGCTGCAGGCGGCAATGGCAGGGTCAACGAACGAGTCATCTCCCAGGGTTGGTGTGGCGCTCACGTCAGTGCCTCCCCATGCACAAGCACCGCGCGGCAGAACGCGCGCAGTTCGTCGGCCGTGCACAGTAGCGAGTCAACACCCATCGGCGCACACTCGCCGATCAGTTCGTCAATGGCCGTAGTGCCAATGCCGTCCTCGGCCAGTGCAAGCGCCTCGGCCTCGTGCCACGGCATGCCCGTCTGCTCGTGCAACAGCTCGGCGCGCGCCAGCCATCCGCGCTTCGGAACCAGCGGCACAACTGACGGTTCGAGCGGACCCTCAACGGCCCGGCTACTTTGTCCCATCTTCCACCTCCTGTGCGGGCCGTTGGGGTCCGCTCAACCTAGCGTTAGGGCGCTTGAGCACTAGCACGGGTGCTGGTGGCGACGGCTGCCAGAACCACGCATCTACCGCCAGCCCCGGAACGCTGAAACTGGCAAGCCCCGCTCCGTCTTCGCCGCCGCTCCTGTACCGCCCGCCCAATACTCGACCGTTCAGGTAGCCCATCGGCAGCAGCTGGTCAACGCGAACCACGAAAAGCACATCCTGGCCGTCCCTTGGCAAGCGTTCGGCGCAGTCAATCCAATCTCCGAGATCGTCGTTCATCCAACCCATCTCCATTTGCCGCCCACAAGGTCATCGCCTACGGGTTCAACAGTGCGTCCCGGCCGGCTGTGCCACATCGCGGCGCTTCCGCCAGCGTCCTCTTTGTCAAGCCTGAATCCAGCGGCGCGCAAGCTGGCGCCGCCTTCCTCGGGCAGCGTGTAGGTGTAGATCGGCGTGTAACCCATCGCTCGCGCGGCCTTGCGCGCAGCGCCGTAGAGCATGCTGCAAGCGTTGCGCGTGCCATCGGCACACAGGCGGGTCACTTCGGCGGCCTTGCCGTTGTCCAGTCGCGGGGCTACGGGTCGGCCAACAATCGCCACGCCTACCAGCGCCCAGGCTTCTCCATTCGCAGCCCGCGTGCAGGCTTCCACGCCCACCGCGAACTTGTGCCCCACCACCGGGCGGCTGTGGCGGTGCCGCTGGCGCACAAACTCGTTCGCGGTCTTCAGGTCACACGGCACCACACGCAGCAGCGGCGCGCCACCGTCCGCGCGCTCCGGCACCAGCGCCCTAACACGCAGGTCGAGGCGAGGCCCAACGGCCTCGCGCACCTGTGGGTGTGGCTGCTGGGTCATGGCCGTTGGTCCCGCCTCACCAGCACGTTGGGCGGCTCGCGACGCACCCAGACCGGGCGCGGCGTCGTGCAGTCGCATGTAGCCAGGGCCATCGCGCACGACTCGCAGAAGTTCAGCAACTGGCGCGCGGCCACGCGGCCCGCTTCAGTCACCGTAAAAATGGGGTCGCCGCCGGAAAGTGGGTGCCCGTCGCGGCGCGTCATCAGCCCCTCGGCCACCAACGCCTGGCAGTGCGGGTAATCCGTGCTGCCGGGGCCGGTCACGAAGTGGTTGCGGTATTCGCGGTTGCTTCGGCCCAGGCCCAGTGCGTGCCGCAGGATGTCTTGCTGTTCGATATTCATGGTCAGTAGGTGCCTTCCTGCGCAAACGGGTGCGGGCGGGCCTCTTCTTCGACCATCTCGCCGGCGCAGCCGGCTTCGTCCGTCTGTTCTTCGCCGGCGCCGGCCGGCGATGCGCCGCCCGCTTGTGACGGGTCAAGCGCGGCCGATGCCTCGTCATCTTCCGCGCCCGCGCCAGCGGATGCTGTGGCGCGGTCGGCGCGCCAGGCCGCCATCACCGCGTTCGCGTCGATGCCGTAGTGGTTGGCCAGGGCCAGCAGCGGGCCAGGCTTCGTGTGCAGGCTGTAGGTGTGCACGCGCACGTCGTCGACGATGGCGCAGTCCATCACCAGGGCGGTGAGCTGCACCACGTCCATGTGGTCGATCTGGCGCTTCAGCGCCTCGACATCCTTCAGGCCGTGCAACAGGGCGAGGAAGCTCTTGTCGTGCCAGTCCACGCCCGATAGCGCCGCGGCGGCCACCAGGCGCAAGTCGAAGGCGTCGCGGGCCCGTTGCGCGGCCACCTGGCGCACGTGCATCAGCAGCGCGGTGCGGCGCGAGGTTTCCTCTTTCGCCCTGGCTTCCACGGCCGCGCGTTTCCTCGCGTCCGCCTCTTGCTGCGCCTTGTGGGCATCACCTTGGGGCAGGTCTTCCTTCTTCGCCAGGCCGGCGGCCACCAGGTCGGCGCGGGCGACGGCCTGCACGGTCTGGCCGGTGCGCTGGTCCTGGATCAGCACCACCTGCGGCGCCGGCGCGCCGGCCTTCTTGGCCTGCTTCTTGAGCACCGCCTTTACCTTGCTCAGCTCGAGGTAGGCGCCCTTCACGGCGCCGTGCGCGCTGAGCGACGCGCGGGCCTTGTTGCCGGTGATGACCACCTTGCCGGCGGCCTGCAGCGCCGCGGCCTCGCGCGCCAGGTGGCCTGACGCTTGGCGTCGTCGGGGTCGATGGCCGGGCCGGCGCGGCGGAAGTCGCGGTTCTTGGCGGGCATGATCAGGCTCTCCTCAGGCTGTCGACCAGGCGGTCCACCTGGTCGAACAGGGTGGCTTGGCTGCCGAAGTTCAGCAGCTCGGTGGTGACGGTCAGATGGTCGCTGTGCGACTCACTGACATGCGGGCGCGCCTGGGGCGTGATGTCGCGCACCACGCGCACCAGCACGCCGCCGCGGGCCTGCAGCCATTCGGCCTCGTTGGGGAAGCGCACATCGCTGACGACGATGTTCTCCGTCTGCAGGTGCGGCGCCGCCAGGCGCAGGCTGGCCACGCGCAACCAGAAGTCGGGCGCCAGGCTGCGCCCCCACTCGGTGCCCAGCGTCTGCGCGAGCTGGCGGTAGCTGAAGCCCAGCGCTGTGGGCTGTTCTTTCAGGGCGCGCTCGACCATCCAGGCGCCGTCGATGTCGGCATCGGCGAACAGGGCGCCGATCATGTTGACGATGGGGTCGGCCATCGCGATCTCGACGAAGGCGAACTCGCGCTCCAGGTACGCGGCCACGGTGGACTTGCCGGCGCCGGCGCGGCCGGTCAGGCCGACGAGCAGGGGCGCGGTGGTCATGCCGCCAGCGCCTGCGGGGTGGCCGCGGTGGCCGTGGTAACCGTTGCAGCGGGGGGCGCCGGCCACCAGGTGTGCAGCGCCTTGGCCAGCAGCGCGGTGCGGAAGGCGTCGCCCGCGTGGTACAGGCCGCGCAGCGTGTAGAACACCAGGCCTGGGTGGTCGCGCGCCTCCAGGCGCTTCATGTCCAGCTCGATCTCGCTGGCCAGGTGGCGCACGTCGAAGATCACCCACGCCAGGCCCTCGTGCCGGGTGGCGCGCAGGAAGTGGTGCAGGTAGCCGTCGACGGCCACCGGGTGCAGGCCGATGGCGCTGCCGTCGCGGAACATCACTTCGCAGCGCTGGGCCTGCACGGTGTAGCGGTCGCTGTGCGCGATGGCGCGTGTGTCTGGGAGGAACATGCTCGGGCTCCTATTGGGTGACGGGCGGGGATTCGAGATCCGCGGCCAGCGCGATGGCGCGCACGCGGCACAGGACGTTGACGGGGTCGCCGCGGTGGTGGCCGGGCGCCAGGCCTTCGCCGCTGACGACGACTTCCACGCCGGCGCGCAGGCGCTGGGCCTTGCTGTGCGCGGCCAGCGCGGTGGTGGCCGGGCAGCCCTGGTCAGGGCAGTGCAGCGTGGCCAGGATGTGGCGTGCCTCGGGGTGGCGCTGCAGGTGCTGCGCCACCAGCACCTGCAGGTGGGTGGTGCCGTCGGTGCTGCTGTAGACATGCGCGTCCTCGAGCAGCAGGCCCCAGACGGCCAGGCGGATGGGCAGCTCGGGCGCCGGGGGCGGCGCTTGCAGCTCGGGCAGCAGGGCGGCCTGGGCCGGGCCGGCGCTGTGGGTGGTGGCGTGCATGGCGTGGCGCGGCTCAGCCCAAACGCAGCAGGCCCAGGCGCACGGCGGCCCACAGGGCCACGCCGGCCAGCGCCACGCCCGCCAGCAGGCCGTAGCCCAGGCCCACGAGCCAGCCGCGGGCGCGGGCGCCGCGCTGGCCGGTGTCGTAGCCGTCGCTCCAGGCGTTGTGCACGGCCTGGGCCAGGCGCTCGTCGGGGTGGCGCGGTTGCACGGGTGCAGGCGTCCGCACGGCAGTGACGCGGCGGCCGCTGATCAGGCGCAGGTCGGGGCCGCTCATTGCAGGGTCCAGCCGATGAGGCCGGCGAAGAAGGCCAGCAGGTACAGCAGCCAGGGGTGGGGCACTTCGACGGGCTCGTGCTCCCAGCCGTCGCGGATGTGCAGCGGCGCCGGGGCGGTGCGCTGGTCATCGCACAGGCTGTCGGTCAGGCAGTCGGCACCGGCGCCGGCCGGGTGCGCCATGTGGGTGGCGATGGCGTCGTCCAGGGCGCTCATGACAGCACCCCAGGGCGCAGGTCGGCGCCGAAGATGCAGTAGACGCGGCCGGTGACGGTCCAGTTGGCGGTGCCGCCGTTGGGGATGCGCGGCGTGGCGTCCAGCGGGCCGCCGGCGTCGAGCCAGTCTTCCTTGCGCACGCGGCCGGCTTTCCAGCCGATCAAGGTGCTGGGGTTGAAGTCAGCGCCGCCGGATGTGACCTGCGCGCCGGTCTGGTGGATCAAGAGCATGGGGCCCTCCTGGGGATGGCGGGCGCCCCTGTCGGTCCTACGATGGTTGGCTCTGACCTCAACCATTGCCGGAGGGGCGCCCATGACGATTGCGTTGCTACTTGTTCATTCCACGCGCAGCGGGCCTGTCTTCATCGGGCAAAGCGCGGACGGCCGGTTCCATGTCGTGTGGAAGGGGGAGTCGCTGGGGAACTACGAAACGGTGGGGCTGGCGGTTGACGATGCGGCCGGCGGCCACACGGACGCACCGTCTGACGGCACGGACTTGGGCTCGCTCGAGCTCAGTGGCGACCCGAGCGACTGGTCGACGGTCAAGGCAGCCCAGTAGCCGGGGTCAAGCGTTTCGCGCACGTCGTGTGCGGACTTGGCTGACAAGCGCAGGTACATCGGCTCGCCGTCGGGCCGGGTGAAAGAAATGCCCTGGTCACCTGTCGCCGGGTCGGGCGGCAAGGTGCCGCGCCAGTCCACCGGCACGAAGATGGCGGGGATGCGGGTACCGACTCGCGGCCCGGTGCAGTCCGGGCATGCAATGCGCCTGGGCGAGTAGGGCTCCCTGATGAATCCGAGCCCACCGCATGCCGCGCACCGCTGTGCGGCGGCCTCGAACAGCCAACCCGACCGGCTGCAGATCGCATCGACGGCAGCGGCCCTAGTCTGCACGAAATCCCCGCCGCGCATGTCGGTGCAGCGCCGTGAGGGCATGCCAGTCACCGGGTCGACGGGTGCGACCGGGTGGTCGCAATACAGCACCACGCGCGGCGGGGTGCTGGAAGCGTGCCGGCACTCGGCGCACTTGGGCGCGGCGCGGCTGGGGTGTTGGTCGGGTGGCATCGTGCGCTCCGTCGGTGGGGACGGGGCGCATTACATCACATGGTTTACTTCAACGCAACACCAATTCATATGGTTTAATCGCCGCTGTGAAGCTAAGCGCCTACATCAAACGATTTTCCGCCCAACAGCGGGCGGAGTTCGCGATCGCGGTCGGGACGACTCTCGGCCACTTCCAGAACGTGGCCTATGAGCAGCGCGTCGCCAGCGCGGCCCTTGCCAAGCAGATCGCCATCGGCACCCAGCGTGCGGTCGCGGAGTGGGATCTGCGGCCGAACGACTGGCACTTGATCTGGCCCGAATTGATCGGCACTGAAGGCGCGCCGGCTGTCCTGCAAGCCACTACCACCACGGAGGCCGCGCATGCCGCCTGATCGCCTGCCGAACGCATTGGCGGGGGCGTGCGCTCCGGCCGGTGAGCCCGTCACTGCGTTGTCTGCATTGCGAGAACAGTGGCGCGCAGATCTAGCAGCACTGGATCGGCCGCATCTAGTCCACCTCGGATTCGTCACCGTCGCCGAGTTGCGCGAGGCTGGCCTCTTGCCTATCGATTTCGCAGTGGGTGATGAGCCGGTTCCACCGTCAGAAACCAGGCCGGTTCCTTTTCGTCGGTGCCGAGTTGCAGCCAGCGCGAAACGACACGCCAAAACAGGCCCGGCGAGGCGGGGTGCGAAAAGATGTCGCCCACTGCAAGGGCGCAGTGCTCCATGACAAAGCCGTCCAGTGGAAGACCCGTGGCTTTGATGACGGACTGTTGCGATTCGGTGATGACGAAGTGCACGCTCATGGGTGTTCCTGCCGTGGCAGGCATGGTTGGGGAATCGCGATCCTGCCACGGTGGGGCGCCCGCCCTTGCAGTTGTCTCCTCCCGGCTGATGGCCGTGGGTTCGCGCCCCGGGGCTCACGCTTCGGGGCGCTTTTTTCTGTCGGACGCAAGCGCTGTGCATGCGCCCAGTCTCGGCCTGCATCGACCGGTAATTCAACGGGGGCGGCGATGAAACTTCCCTATGAAGGCCAATTGACGCTGCCCTTGCTCGGCGGCGTCGTCCAGGCGCAGCGCCTGGTGGTACCCGCGGGCGTGGTGATGGGCATCAAGAGCTTCCGCCATGCCTGCCGCCTGGCGTGGAAGCTGCGGCACCCGCGCATCACTCAGCGCACGCTGGCCGAGTTGGCGGGGCTGTACGCGAGCCACGTCTCGGACTACTTCAGTGTCCACGACAACCGGCTGGAGCTGCCGGCGCGCCATGTGGCGGCGGTCGAGCGGGTGCTGGGCAACGTGGTCATCAGCCAGTATCTGGCGCAGCAGGCCGGCGTGACGCTGCTGGAGGAGATCCAGCAGGCGCGGAGGGCAGCGTGATGCAGCAGCAGGCGGTGGTGCTCGAGCTGGGCGTGGTGTACCTGTCACCCGCGGGCCGCCGGTGTCGGCTTTTCGTGGACGAAGCGGCCGTCAAGCCACGCAAGACCGAGGCCACGCTGGTGAATGACCTGCCTGACGGCACCGCGCCCGCGAGCCCGTTCGCCGAAGGCTTCGTGCTGTCCAGAATCAACTGGTATCTGCTGCGGAGGGCGCCGTGAGGCCACCCGGCGAGATCCGACAGGCGCTGGCCAGCGCTGCCGTGGCGCTGGCCAGCGAGCGCGGCGCGGTGACCTGGCGCGACATGGCCGAACGCGCCGGCGTGGGCTACCTGGCCGCGCGGCGCACGGTGGAGAACATGGAGCGCGCGGGTGCGCTGCAGCCGGTGGGCTACGCGAAGCGGCCGCACGCGCGACGGTGGATGAGGCTGTACGAGCCATCGGGCAACTGGGCGACGCAGACCACGGGCGCCGATCTGGCGGGCGTGATGAGCGGGTGGGGCCGGTAAGCAAGGCCGCGCCGGCCCCTCCTCGTGGACCATCAACCCATTGACTTCGCGGCGCTGGCCGACGCGCTGCTGCAGCGCGCACCCCGCCTGGTGGCCGAGTGGTTGCCCCATGGCGTCGAGCGCAATGGGCGCTGGTATGTGGGCGACTTCGACGGTGGCGAGGGCGAAAGCGCCAATGTCAACCTGCGCACCGGGCAGTGGATAGACAACGCCGCACCGGATGAGGACAAGGGCGGCGACCTGGTCAGCCTGTACGCGCGCATCCGGGGCTTGAACAACGGCCAGGCGGCGCGCGAGCTGATGCGGGATCTGGGCTGGGAGCGCCAGCACACCGCCGCCGCACAGGCGTCTGCACCTGCTGTGCCGCCCGAGACACCCCCGCCGGATGCCAACGACGAGCCGCAGGCCGACCCCGGGCACGTGCCGGCGCGGGCTGCCAGCAGGGAGCGCTGGCGCGCGGTGTTGCCGGTGCCGCGCCACGCGCCGGTGCCCCTGCGCTTCCGGTTCGGGTTCAAGGACAAGAAGGCCGGGCGCTGGGTTGAGCTGGACGCGGTGCGCACCTGGGAGTACGTCTTCGAGGGCCAGCGCTATGGCTACGTGGCGCGGTTCGAGCGCATCAACAGCGATGGCGAGACCGTCAAGGACACGGTGCCGTTGACCTGGTGCGAAGACACGCAGGACCCGCGGGGCAGCCAGCGCTGGCACTGGAAACAGTGGGCGGCGCCGCGGCCGCTGTACGTGCCTGCCACGCTGCTCAGCGGCGACCTGTCGCTGCCCGTGGTGGTGGTGGAAGGCGAGAAGTGCGCCGAGGCCGGCCACAAGCTGCTCGGGCACGAGTTCGACTTCGTGAGCTGGCCAGGCGGCTGCAAGGTGTGGAGCATGGCGGCCTGGGGCTGGTTGCGGGGCCGCGTGGTGTACCTGTGGCCGGACGCCGATGCCAAGCGCCGGCGCTTGTCGGCCGCGGAGCGCGAGGCGGCCGTCGACCCGGCCACCATGCCGCTGCTGCCTGAGCACAAGCAGCCGGGCATGGCCGCCATGGTGGGCATCGGGCAGTTGCTGCTGGCCGAGTACGGCTGCACGGTGCACATGTGCCGGGCGCCGGCGCCCGGCGTGAAGCCAGACGGCTGGGACATCGCCGACGCGATCGACGGCGGTTGGGATGCCAAGCGGGTGCGGGACTTCATCCGCGCATCGACGGTCTTCGTGGCGCCCGACGATGCCGCGCGCGCCGCGGCCGCCGAAGTGCCTTCCACCCCTGGCAAAGCTGGCGCGAGCCCTGAACCGGCAGCGCAGGCCTGGCGCAGCAAGCTGCTGAAGAACGGCAACGGCATTACCACCAAGGACCGCGAGAACATCGTGCTGGCCCTGGACGGGCTGCCGGAGAAGGCGCTGCCGGGCATCCCAGAGGCGGCCGGCGTCATCGCCTTCAACGAGCTGACCAACGACGTGGTCAAGCTCAGGGATTCGCCCTGGTGCACGCCGGCCGGGGCGTGGGCGGAAGTCGATGATTTGTTGATGGGCGAATGGCTGGTGCGCACGCACTGGATGCCCAGCATCCCCCGCGGCACGCTCGAAGAGGCGGTGCGCATGGTGGCCTATCGCCATCGATACCACCCGGTGCGCAGCTACCTGCGCGGTCTGGTGTGGGACGGCGTGCCCCGCTTGAGCACCTGGCTGCGGCGGGCGTGTCTTGTCGAGGACGAATGGGACGATCGCGACCCGCTGCAGCGCTACCTGGCGCGCGTGGGCACCTTCTTCGTCATGGCGATGTGCGCGCGCGTGATGACGCCGGGCGTCAAGTTCGACTACATGCTGATCCTCGAGGGCGCGCAGGGCATGCGCAAGAGCACGTTGCTGCGCACGCTGGCCGGCGACTGGTTTGCCGACACCGGCCTGGTGCTGGGCGACAAGGACAGCTATCAGCAGCTGCAGGGCGTGTGGCTGTACGAGATCCCCGAGCTGGACGCGTTCAGCAAGGCCGACGTGATGAAGATCAAGGCCTACGTGGCCAGCCAGGAAGACTACTTCCGGGCGAGCTTCGACCGGCGTGCGGCGAAGTATCCGCGCCAGCTCGTGTTTGCCGGCACCACCAACGAGGACCACTACCTGACGGACCCGACGGGCAACCGGCGCTTCTGGCCGGTGCGCGTGACGCGGCTGATCGACACCACATGGGTGGTGGAGCACCGCGACCAGTTGATGGCCGAGGCCATGGTGCGCGTGAGCAAGGGGGCGCGGATGTACCCGACGCCTGACGAGGAGCGCGAGCTGTTCGTGCCGCAGCAGCAGGCACGGGCTGTAGAGAACGCGATCGAGAGCGCTATCGCGCGCTACCTGTATCCGCCGAAGAACGTGGCCGGCCCCAACACCGACGGCGACCTGGTCAGCGAGATCTCGCTGGTCCCGCTGCTGGGCAAGGTGGGCATCGGGCTGGAAAAGCTCGGGCCCGGCCGCTTCCACGAGAAGCAGGCGGCGGCGGCGCTGCGGCGGCTAGGCTGGACCGAGGGGCGCAGCAGTGCGCCAGGCCGCCCGCGCGTGTACCGCAGGCCTGATCCAGATCCCCTTCGCGGCAGCGAAGGCTCATCAACCGGCCCCGCGCAGGGCCACCAACCAGAAGGGCCCGACGATGACTGCCCGTTCTGACCAGCGAATGGTGTGCGCACCCGAAAAGGTCGGGGCAGCCCAGGGCGCGCCTATGTGAGCAGCAGCGGCCCGGCGCGCCGGGATGTCCGTGATGTCCGTGTGTCCACGTGTTTGCAGCGACTGCTGAATGGCTTCGGGAAGAGCCGGCAGCAGTAGCCAGCGGAGCACTGCGCGGCGATGTCCGGATGTCCAGGGCGCAGAGCGGGCAAGCGGGCGTGCTGGCGCCCGCCCTCGCGCGCGCCCGAGGGTGCAAGGCGATTCAACTCTCCATGAATTGAGAGGGACAGATGGACAAGAGAGAACAGGGCAAGGAATCGAGATGGGATTGGCTGCCGACAGCCATGCCTGGGGTGGCGCGGCTGATGGCAGAGAAGCGCGCGAAGCTGGGCAGCGCCCACGTGGCGGAATGCTGGCGGCGAGGGATGGCGGGTGAGCCTGGCTGGTTCTTCGCTCGGGAGGGCGCCATCGCCATCGGCACGCCCTGGAACGACCCCGAGATGGCCAATTTCGCGGCGCAGCAGATCACGCGGACGCAGGCCATGGTGGTGATGCGCGAGGCGGCCCATGGCGCGCAATGAGGTCATCGAGCAGCGCCTGCGCGAGTGGGCGCAGTGGCTGAAGGTGGGCGATGGCTCCGGCTACCCGACGAAGTGCACGCTGCACCCGGAATGGTCGCCACCGTCGGCTGGCATCACGCCGACGATGAAGGTCGGTGCGCCGAGTTCGGCCAGGCAGACGCATCGCGCCGTCGAGGTCTTGTCGGTCCGAATGCGCAACACACTGGTGCTGCACTACGTGCTCGGGTTGTCGATCGACGACTGCGCCGCACGGCTGGGCTGCCAGGCACCGGCGATCTACCCGCGCATCTGGCGTGCGCATCGGCTGCTGCTGGTGTCCCTGGGCGGCGGACAGTAGTACGGAATTCAAGGAATGGGTACATTTCAGGCACTCTGCACCAGGTCTGACCAGACCGCAGCAACGCCCGCCGGCTTGTCCCCGGCGTGCGTTTTTCATTGCCAGATCGAAAGGTCAATCTCATGGATGCACCGATCACCGTCAGCGTCACCAGCAACATCGACAAGGTGTTGGCCGGCATGGACCGCATCAAGCGCGAAGTTGTCGACCAGGCGCTACCCCGTGCGCTTAATCGAACGATCGAAATGGCCCGCACTCAGAATGCCCGCGACATGAAGGCCGATGGCTATAACTTCAAGGTCGGCGAGATCAAGAGCGCCGTCAAGCTGGTGATGGCATCAAGGGGAATGCGAGGCGTGCGGATGCGGGTGCCGCGCAACGCCAAGAGCCTGATGGAATTCAACCCGACCGAGACGAACGCGGGGGTCATCGTCAAGGTGCATAAAGGCCGCAAGCTCATCAAGGGCGCCTTCATCGGCCAGCTCCAAAACGGCCGATATGGCGTCTACGTCGAAGACAAGTCGCAAGGCAAGCTCATCCTTCGCCGTGCCAAGGTGCACAAGAAGGGCAGCACTGGCGGCTGGCAGGCTTACCCGGTGCGCAAGCTCTACGGCCCCAGCATAGGCGGCGCGTTCGTCAACGCGGGGCTGCAGCGTGCGCTCGACAAGTATGTGGCCGAGACCTTCGACAAGCGTCTGACGCACGAGATCAAGCGCATTACCGGCTGAACGCCCGGGTCCTTCCTGGCAACTCGGCGAAGCGGGCACCATGAT